CATCACGACAGGATGGAGTGCACCAAGCGGCGTAAGAGCACTCATGAGCCGTGTCACGCTCCGGCGGTCCGGGGGACGGATAGCTGTGCGATCCACGGTGGTCACCGGCGAGATGTCCTGAGAGCCAAGGGCGAGGCCAGGATCACCGCCTGGTCGGCCATCGGGGAGGCGACCAACCGGATCGACTCCGGCATGGCGGTGCTCGGCATGCTCCAGCAGAGCTGGTTGAGGGCTCACGCCTACGGGGAGCTGCTACGTCAGCAGGTGGTCAAGGACGGGCTGGTCTCCAAACCCGAGTTGCACGACCCGGAGAACATCGTCAACACCGATGGCCTGATCGGCTACCGGTACGGGGCCGCTGGCAAGGACGGCAACATCTACGCGGTCAGCGAGGAGACCCGGGGCCTGGTGCTGCTCGAGGCACAGGAGCGGGACCGGGTGGTCAAGTTCGCCAAGGTCGCGCACGACATGGGGATCAGCGAGCGGCTGACCAACCTCGCTGAGAAGTGGGGGGACCTGGTGGTCGGCCGGATCATGCTGGTGCTCGAGGCGCTGAGCCTGACGCCGGACCAGGAGGCCAAGGTCCCGGCGCTGATCCAGGCGCACCTCGGCCAGATCGAGATCACCTCGGGCGGAACGACACCGCCCAGCAGCACCAGGGGCACGTCATGATCCTGCTGGCGTTCTTTCTCGGAGTGGTCTGTGGTGTCGCTCTCGGCGCTGGTTTCTTCTCGCGGGGCGGGTCATGATCGCCGAGATCCTTCTCTGGACCGGGGTGGCACTGCTGGCCTGGGCGGTCATCTTCATCGTGGCGTACCGGGTCTTACGGGGATGGGTGGATCGCTGGTGACCGTCATCGACCTGAGCGGAAAGTACCTGAGCCGGACCCGGCTGAAGCGCTGGTGGAACTCTCCGGCCTCCTGGGCCGACGACTGCCTCAGCATCGGGCTCAGCGGATACCAGCGCGAGGTGCTGGAGGCCCTTCCCCGGGAGCACCGGGTGGCGGTCCGGGGCCCGCACGGGCTGGGGAAGAGTTTCATGGGCGCGCTGCTGGTCAACTGGTTCGCCAGCACCCGCGACCTGGCGGGCAAGGACTGGAAGATCATCACCACGGCCAGCGCGTGGCGGCATCTCGAGGTCTACCTCTGGCCGGAGATTCACAAGTGGGCGGGCCGGATCGACTTCGAGACCCTCGGCCGGGCCGAGTTCAAAAAGGGTTCTGAACTGATGGACCTGCGGCTGAAGCTGAATCACGGCGCGGCTACGGCAGTGGCCAGCAACCAGCCGGAGCGGATCGAGGGTGCGCACGCGGGTGAGCTGCTGTACCTGCTTGACGAGGCAAAGATCGTCCCCCCGGCCACCTGGGACTCGATTGAGGGTGCCTTCTCGAACGCCGGTCCGGACACCGACGACAACGCCTATGCGTTCGCGATGAGCACACCGGGCCCGCCGTCCGGCAGGTTCTACGAGATCCACCAGCGAGCGCCGGGGTACGAGGACTGGTGGACCCGCTGGGTCACGCTCGAGGAGGCCATCGCCTCGGGGAGGATCTCGCGGGTCTGGGCCGAACAGAGAGCGCTCCAGTGGGGCGTGGACTCGGCGGTCTACCACAACCGGGTGCTCGGCCAGTTCCACGCCAGCGACGAGGACTCGGTGATCCCGCTCGCCTGGCTCGAGGATGCGATCGAGCGCTGGCACGAGTGGGACAGAGCCGGTCGCCCCTCCCCGGGTGGCCCGTACTGGACCGGCGTGGACGTCGGCCGGGGCGGGGACGAGACTGTCCTGGCCACCCGGGATGGCTGGGCCGTCACCCTGAAGAGTAACCGGAGCCGGGACACGATGAGCGTGGTCGGCCTGGTCCAGGCCGAGCCGGGCCGCGCGATCGTCGATGTGATCGGGGTCGGGGCGGGTGTCTACGACCGGTTGCGAGAGGTGCACGCCCGGCCGATGCCCTACACCGGGTCCGGCAAGGCCGCCGGGGCCCGCGACCGCTCGGGCAAGCTGGGGTTCACCAACGTGCGATCGGCTGCCTACTGGCACTTGCGCGAGCTGCTGGAGCCCGCTTTCGACCCGGTGCTGGCGCTGCCGCCGGACAACCTGATGATCTCGGACCTGACCACCCCGAAGTGGGATGTCATCACCGGGGTACCGGCCAAGATCCAGGTCGAGCCGAAGGACAAGGTGGTCGAGCGGCTCGGCCGTTCACCCGACCGGGGTGATGCCATCGCGATGGCGTTGTGGGCGGACCGGCACGTCGCCGGGTCGGACAGCTTCGCCGAGCCGGTGGGAGCGCTCCCGACGACTGGTCTCTCCCCGCTGTCGAGAAGGTACTAGACACATCGCTGTCATGGCTGTAAGGTGTTGGGTATGAGGCTCTTCAGCACCGATCAGCCGATCGTCACGGGTCTGGTCATCGATTGCCCGCGACAGGGCTACCGGGTGGTCCGGATCCTGATGGACGAGCCCGGCTGGGTGTTGTGCGAATTCGCCAAGACCAGGGGTGCCTATGAGGGCAACCTGGTCACCGGAGAGATCACCAGGGGAGGACCGAAATGACTGAACGAGACTGGGAATCGATGGCCCGAGCCCGGCTCGAACACGTGGTGGCCGGGTCCGTGGCGCGACTGCGGGCGACAGCCGATCAACTGGAGCGCGAGGCTGCCCGGGGTATCCGTGACGCTGCCGAGGGCAGGCACGAGTGGAGCAGCTACGGCCGGGTGGCCGGTCAGTTCGTCCACGAACTGGTCAACGGGGTCAACAACACCAACCTGAGCAACCTGATCGAGACGGCTGCCGACGCGGACGCGGCCCGTCTGGCCGCTGATGTGGACGTCGCCCGGATCGGCCGGGATTCATGACCGCTGAGGCAAACAACGCGCTGACCGCCGCGCTGGCTGGTTCCGATGCACTGGTCAGCGCGCTGAACCAGGCCGAGGGTCTGCCGGTGCCGTCAGTTCAGGAGTACGCCGCGCGGATCGAGCACGGGCTGGCCGAGCGGGGATACGAGATCGTGCGGACCCGGACGGCCCGGGGAGACCGGCAGCGCACCGGCTACCCGTGCACATGCCACGGCTCCCGGGGTTGCCTGGAGCACCCGTTCGGGCCGTTCAGAGAGGTGTCACCATGACCTGCCCCGTGTGCGGACACGACCGGCGGCAGCATTCACGCAACGGGTGCACCTGGTCGGATCCGGACGGCAAGAACAAGTGCCGGTGCACTCAGACCTACATGGACCTGAGCCCGCGTAAGAAGAAGTGACAGTTAAGAGTCAAGACCCCCGGCCGATAGCCGGGGGCTTCTCCATGTCCCGGACGGGGTACATGCTGCTGACGCGAATCGAACGTCGCCACGTCGCGATCAGGACATGATCGGTGTTACTGTGAAGTAAGGAAGAGGAGGTGATGCCATGGCGGTGAGTCAGAACAACTGGCCGGTCGTGAGCCGGTCAGCGTGCGATGAAGGCCCGTTCGAGGGGATCCAGTTCCCCAACGGCATCCTGGCCGGTGACGTGGCCTACGTGATGCGCTGGCACCTGCGGCGCTACCGCCAGACGGTGGAGCCCATCGTCAACGGCACGTGCTGGGGATGGAACGCGAAGCGGATCAGCGGCTCGGACGACTGGAGCAACCACGCCAGCGGGACCGCCTGGGACATCAACGCTCCCCAGCACCCGATGGGGCCGCCGGTCCGGACCAACATGAGCCAGCGCGAGATCGACGCCTGTCACGCGCTCGAGGCCGAGTCGGGCCACGTGATCCGCTGGGGAGGCGACTTCAGCCGTCCGGACCCGATGCACTGGGAGATCAGGGGCAGCCGCTCACAGGTGGCCGCTCTCGCGAGGAAGATCAGAGAAGGGGAAGCGGATATGACCCAAGACGAGATGCTGGACGCCCTGGAGTCGCCCAGGGGCCGGGCTGCTCTTCGCAGCGCGCTGGTCGAGCTGGCCTACGGCCCGGCGGACAACCGGGAGTCGATCGCTGGCCGGATCGGCAACATCGACGCCAAGATCGATGGCGTGTCCGCCGGGGTGGCTCTCCTGGTGAACGCGATTCCGCCGCCGGAGAGCAACCCGGCCGAGTTCGACGCCGGTAAGCCTGATCAGTTCGAGGCTGACCGGCCGCACGGCAGCAACGAGCCGCACCAGGAGTCGCCGGTATGAAGGTGACCATCTTCGGACGGGATCCGAATCTCTGGATCGCCTTCATCGGTACGGTCATCACCTGGCTGGTGTCGCTGAAGCTGGGGTGGCTGAACGCCGGTCAGGCGACCGCGATCATTACCTTCCTGACGGCTGTGCTGATCGCGCTGACCACCAAGCCGATGGCTCCGGCTCTGTTCACGGGCGCTATCGCGGCCGGGGCTGCCCTGTTCGGTGAGTACGGGCTGCACTGGTCCGATGCGGCGGTGACCGGCCTAGGTGCCATCGTGCTGGCCGGGTTCGCCCTGCTGGGAATTCGTGGACAGGTGACTCCGAACCACGACCCGAGAATCATCCAGGGGACGGTGGTAGCGCCACCGGGCCCGGTCAAGTAACCTCGCACCTGGTTTGCGTTGTCTGTTCTGGTAGTACGGTTGCCTGCCTGGTTACACAGCAGAGCCCGGCTCCTCCCCTCGATCAGGGGAGGAGCCGGGCTCTGCTGGTTGTGGTGACTACTTCTTCTCACCGGACTTGACGCCCCAGAGCTTGGCGGTCTGCCCGCTCAGCACGGTGCCGGACTTGGTGGACTGGCTGACCTGGGTCTTGGCGGGTTTCGCCCCGCTGGTGTTCCCGTCGCCGGTGCTCGGGGTTCCGTCCTTGCTGTGCTTACCCATCAGAAGCCACCGCCGTACCGGAGAAGCTCGGCCTTGATCGACTCGCAGAGGCCGACGATCTCGTCCAGCTTGCTCTCGATCACGCCGGTCCACTCACGGGCGTTGTTGGCGCTCTCGAGATCGGTGGCCTCACCGACCGCCGACATGATGACGCCCATGACTTCCTGCTGGACCTCTTTCGCGGCCAGCACGATGTTCTCGAGT